TTCCTTTGTCGCAAGATAATACACACTACAATGAAATCATGCGACAAGTAGAAGCTGGTGAATTAACTATAGAGGAAGCTGACTAATGGCATTAACTAAAGTAGATAAAAGTGTATCAAGTACGCCAAGCATTGTTGATAATGGCGATGCTACGGCTATTACTATTACAAGTGATGAAAATGTTGGTATTGGAACTACAACAATAAATACAGGAACTTTAGGAACTTCAAATACATTCCTTGAGGTTGCGGCAGGTACAAACTCAGGTTCAGGAACAATAATACTTTCTAGAACTACAAGTGGAAATGATAATGAAGTCGGTGGTTTAAGATTTGTTAATTCCGATAATGCAGATGATGATGGATTAGACTCTGATGGAAAGTTAGTCGCTGCAATATCTGCAAGGTCAGTAACATCTGATTCAAATGCAGGAGATGACTCGGGTGCAAATTTAATACTTTATACAAAACCAGAAGCAGGTAACTATGCAGAAAGAATGAGAATTTCCTCTAACGGAAATGTTGGTATTGGTAATAGTGGACCACATCAAAAATTAATGGTTACTGGACCTATTGTTCTTACTGGAGCTTTATCAGGTTTAGGAGCTGCTGGAAATTATACTCATGGAGCATTAAACGGTACAGCATTAGATTATTATGGCGATAATGCTAGAAGTTGGTCTTGGGGTAATGCTACAACTCGTGGAAAGTTTACTTGGTACCAATTAGAAAACGATGGACAGAATCAAATTACTTCTATGACTCTTGATACTTCTGGTAATCTATTACTAGGAACAACGTCAACTTATAATGGTGGTCATACTGTGTATAAAGCTGCTACAGTTCCTTTATCTGTTTCAAGAGGAGACGGTGCTGCAGGTAATTCTCTTATTCTTGGTTATGGTTCAGGTACAACTTTAAGAATATCTATTAGAGGTGATGGCGATATAGAAAATTCTAACAATAGTTATGGTCCACTTGCCTCTGACGAAAGATTAAAAGAAAACATTGTTGATGTTTCTTCACAATGGGAAGATGTAAAAAATATTAAACTTAAAAACTTTACTTATAAAAACGATTCGTCTGGACTTGTTCAAATGGGTCCAATAGCGCAAGAACTTGAAAAAGTTAGCCCAAATTTAATAAAAAGAAAAGAAGCATCTTTAGAAGATATTGAAAATTCAGGCGGTCTTATAAAAGAGGGCGATGAAGTTTTAACTTATAAAGCTTCTATCATGCAACTTAAAGGATTTGTGGCTTTACAAGAAGCAATGATAAAAATCGAAAAATTACAAGAACAGATTGAAGCCTTACAAGCTGAAATTAACACACTCAAAGGAGAATAAAAATGGCAATTAACTATACGTGGGATGTCAAAACTGTAGATGTTAAAGAAATAGACGGCAATGCTGATACTGTTTTTAATGTTCACTGGAGACTTACTGGAACTGATGATGTTAATGATGAATCTGCTTCAGTATATGGTACACAAACTTTAGATACTTCAGACTTATCAAGCTTTAAAGCTTTTGCAGATTTAACTGCAAGTGACGTACAAGGTTGGGTTGAAGCAGCTATGGGTGAAGAAGCAGTTACGAATATGAAAGCTGGTCTTGATGCTCAGATTGATGAGTTACTAAATCCTGTAGTGCAAACAAAAACTATAGGAGGCTAAGTATGTCAGAAATAGAAAAAGTAACCCTAGATGGAATCACTTACAAAGTAGATGATTTGACTCCAAAAGTAAAAGAGCTTTTTAACTTTACTATAAAGTTGCAAGATGACTTACAGGAGAAAGCATACGAATTAAAAAAGACAGAAAACGCTAGAAAAGAATCTATGCGAGAACTAAAAGAGGCTATTGAAGAAGACAAAATACCTGAATTTAAAGAAGATGCCTAATTGGAAATATTTTTCGGAAGATGAACTCAAATGCAAACACACCGGTATTTGCAAAATGGACTCAGAATTTATGGAAACTCTAGAAAAAATTAGGGAAGAGGTAGGGGTTCCGTTTATAATAACAAGTGCATATAGAGATCCAACGCATCCTATAGAAGCAAAAAAATCACGACCAGGAGCTCACGCAAGTGGCAAGGCTGTAGATATACTAATTAGAGGGCAGGACGCCTTAAAATGTATACAAGTAGCGTTGCAACACGGGATAACCGGGCTTGGTGTGAAACAACATGGCGACACTAGATTCATACATCTAGATACTCTTGAAGCTACTAGTTCCAGACCTAGACCTTGGGTTTGGAGTTATGAGTGATACACAAGAACAAAGACTAGAAAAAATAGAAGAAAAATTAGACAGACTAGCAGATGCGGTCGTGTCTATCGCTCGTATTGAAGAAAGAGTAGCTACCGTTCTTAGGCAGAATGATAGATTTTTTACTAGAATGGATAAAATAGAACAGAGACTAGATGATGTAGAATCACAGTCTAATGTTAACTCAAACACAGGCCGTTTTATTGAACGTTTCATGTGGATTGTAGTTGCAGCAGGAATAGGATTACTTGTATATTTTGTACGTATAGGAGGTTAGTATGGCAGATCCAATAACAAGTTCAGTAGTAGGCATAGCAGGCAGTGTTTTAAATAAATTTGTTGCAGACAAAAATTTAAAAATGAAACTTGAGCATGAACTCAAGACACAACTGCAAACTGCTAATCTTGCTCAGATAGAAGTAAATAAAATAGAAGCAGCTAGTAAAAACTGGTTTGTAGCGGGCTGGAGGCCGAGCGTTGGCTGGGTCTGTAGTTTTGCTATGGCGTATCACTTTATCATAGCCCCTATGGTTCAGTTTGGTATTGGTATCTGGGGCATTCAAGTTGAGTTGCCCGAGTTTGATTTTAGTCAATTATCAACCATACTTATGGCAATGCTTGGAATGGCAGGGCTTAGGACTTTTGAAAAGCAAAAGAAAGTTGCAAAAGGAGATGATTAATTTATGGCATTTTTTAAACTTACAACTTTCTCTGGGATTGCACCAAAAGTATCAGCTAGATTACTAGCAGATGATATTGGACAAGAAGCTAAAGATGTAAATTTAGATGCTGGTGTACTTACACCTGTAAAAGATAACTCTAATGTACAACAAATAACAGATGGTAGGACTTCGGCTTATAAATATGATTTTGCTGGTAGCTCTTATTACCTGCAGTTTACCAACGATGTAGACGTAGTACCTGGCCCAATAGCAGATGATGCTTTTGATAGGTTGTATTGGACTGGTAACAACTTCCCTCAAATGGCAAGTTCTACTGAGATTATAACTGCTGGTGGTTCTGGAGACTTTCCAAGAAACTTTTTTAGGTTGGGTATACCCGCACCTGCCAATGCACCAACTACATCTATAACTTCTGGTACTGATGATGGCACACAAACCCAGTTTAGTACTTCTTACGTATATACGTTTGTATCTGCTTTTGGAGAAGAGGGTCCACCCTCTCCTGCTTCTACAGTATTAACTAAAGTAGACGCACAGACTGTAACTATTTCAGGTATGGATACTTCTACTTCTAAAAGTAATACTAACTTAACAAAGAAACGTATTTATAGATCTAATACAGGTTCGAACACCACTAATTTTCAATTTGTAAAAGAAGTAACTCTAGCCACCGCATCAACTACAGACAATACAACTAATGCAAACTTAGCAGAGATTATCCCGTCTACTTTTCACATTGCCCCACCCGATGAAGATACAAGTCTATATCCTAACGGTAAAATGATAGGACTAACTGCTATGCCAAATGGCATACTTGCTGGTTTTACGGGCAAACGTTTATGTTTCTCTGAGCCTTTTTTACCACATGCTTGGCCTGTAGCATTTCGCATAACACTTGAGGAAGAGATTGTTGGTATTGCTATGAGTGGCAGTGGTTTGTTTGTAGGCACTAAAGGTACACCATACTTTGTAGCAGGTACAGATCCACAATCTATGAGTGTTGTACGTATAGAAGCAGCGCAAGCATGCTTAAACAAACGTTCTATGGTAGATATGGGAGGATTTGTTTTATATGCATCTCCTGATGGTTTAGTGTTAGTAGAAGGTACAGCTGTTAGTGTAGTGACAGAACCAATTATTGACCCAGAAACATGGCGTGCTAGTTACTATCCAGATAGCATTCAAGGTTTTTTACATGAAGGTAAATACATAGGTTATTACAATAGCGGTGGTAACAGAGGTGGATTTATATTTGATCCTAGAGGTGGTAAAAATGCTTTTACTAACCTTACCGCTACTGCTACTACTATTCCCACTGGTGGTTACACCGATCGTGACAACAATGAACTATACGTGATTGTTGATAATGGCAGCACCACTAACATAGAAAGATATCAAAACGGTTCCAATAATCAAACACTAACGTTTAAAACAAAAGAAATAGTCATGCAAAAACCAACCAGCATGGCTTTTGTAAAAGTTGAAGCTGAATCATTTGCTAGTCCTGGTATTAGAGTAAAAGTGTTTGGAGATGGTACAGAAATATATGACGCTACAATTACAACTTCTGGATCTGTGTTTAGTGTAACAGGAGCTGCGCCTACTTCGTTTAGTGCTACTTCTATTTCTGAACCTATTCTTAGATTACCTGCTAGTAAACATAAAACATTTGCAGTAGAGGTCAGCGGAGCACAGGTTGTAAACGAGGTAGCGATAGCAGAGAGTATGCAAGAACTGAGAGGTATCTGATGAGTACAACAGGAACCAAAGTACCTGCAATCATAGATATCCCAGCGGATATTGATCCTAAAATAAAAAGAGTATTAGACTCTCTTAAAGAAGCCTCAGAAGTAAGGTTAGGTAGACGAGGTGATCCTAGAGATAGGGCAATAACCTTACGAGAATTAGTAGATAGTGGTCTAGCAGTTGAGCTAAAAGACGAACCTTTTAATCCTAATGCAGGAACAGGGCCTACTGACTTTGCTTTACCCACTTTCTTACAACCGGATCCAAGCGCCCCTGTGCCACCAACGCCCACAGGGCTGTCCGCAGGGGCTGCTTTTACTACAATTACACTTAGCTGGGATGATCCGCAAATAAGTAACTTAGCTTTTACTGAGGTTTGGCGTAATGGTAGCGATAATTTAAGTTCTGCTACTAGAGTAGATACGGTAAGTGCTAATGTTTGGTCCGATACTGTTGATACTGCACAAACTTTTTATTATTGGATACGTCACGTAAACACAAACAATGTGACAGGCACGTTTTCTTCTTCGGTAAAC